CAGATGCAAATAGAAGGAAAGACGACAAGGTACATTAAGGAGTTAAATGGGAGAGGAGAAACGTAAAGGCGTAGTAATACCCTATACGCCTAGAGAATTACAAGCTAAATTACATACAGAGTTAGCTAGGTTTAATGTAGTTGTCTGTCATAGGAGATTTGGTAAAACTGTATTTGCTATTAATCAAATGATTAAGTCAGCAGTAGAGGATTTACAAACTGGTAAGAAAGCACCTAGATATGCTTACTTAGCTCCTTTATTTAAGCAGGCGAAGACTGTAGCTTGGGATGAATTAAAGAGATTATTAATAGATTTTCCTGATATAAAGTTCAATGAGGCTGAATTAAGAGCTGACTTTATGGGTGCCAGGATACAGTTATATGGGGCAGATAATCCAGATACTCTGAGGGGAATTTACCTCGATGGAGTTATTCTTGATGAGTATGCCCAGATGAACCCTAAGATGTACTCAGAGGTTATAAGACCAGCACTATCAGATAGAAAAGGATGGGCAGTCTTTATTGGTACACCCAAGGGGAAGAATGAGTTTTATGACTTATATCATTCTGCTAATGACAAAAAGGGTTGGAAGAGATTTTTATTTAAAGCTAGTGAAACAGGGATATTAGATGATGAGGAGTTGGAACTTGCTAAGCAAGATATGGCGGATACGGAGTTTGAGCAAGAGTATGAGTGTTCTTGGTCTGCTGCACTTAGAGGTGCATATTATGCTAAGGAGATTGAAGCAGCGTATGATGAGGATAGGGTTGGTAAGGTTCCTTATGACCCATCTAAACAAGTAGTAACTGCCTGGGACCTTGGGGTCTCTGATAGCACCAGCATATGGTTTGCACAGTATGATGGTAAAGCTATAAATATTATAGATTATTATGAGAGTAGTGGCGAAGGATTACCACACTACATAGATGTATTAAACCACAAAGAGTATAGGTATGGTGCACATATTGCCCCACACGATATAGTGGTAAGGGAATTTTCTACAGGTAAAAGTAGAAAGGACTTAGCCTTTAGTTTAGGTATAGACTTCCAGGTTGCACCAAAGTTAAAGGTTATGGATGGTATTGATGCTGTCAGAACTACATTAAATAAATGTTGGTTTGATGAGTTAAAAACCAAGAAGGGCTTAGAAGCATTACTACAGTATAGAAGTAGTTATGATGATAAGAAGAAGATATGGAGCCAGAAGCCTGTCCATGATTGGACCTCACATGCTAGTGATGCTTTCAGGTATCTATGTGTAACAGAACCAGTATTTACAGGGAACGAAAGTGTCTGGTCAAGGGACTTACCTAAGCAAGATTTATCTTGGGTAGTATAGGAGAACATATGAATATAAACCCACAGTGGTTAGTAAACAAAATTGAAGAATTACATAAGGATGTTAAGGACTTAAAGGAAATAATTAAAGCAGTCCCTACCCCTAAAGAAGAAACAAAATATCCTATTAACAAAAAGAAATAGGATTACACCGAGGTTGCTCAATTAAGAGGACCTCATTTTTAAACCTCGCTTAATAAAAGGAGAATAAGTATGAAAGACTTAACAATGTTTGACCCATTTAAAAATTTAACGGTAGGCTTCGATGATGTATTTGAACAACTCAGCGACCTTACACGTTTTGAATTACCAAAATATCCACCATATAATATAAAAAAGACAGAAGGCAACAAGTACCAACTTGAGATGGCATTAGCTGGTTTCAATAAAGTTGACTTAGATGTGGAAGTTAAAGACAACACTCTAAAAATTTCTGGAAATAACTCTGATGAAGAGGAAGGTGGTTTTGTTTATAAAGGTATAGCACAGAGAGCATTCACTAGACAGTGGGCTTTAGCTGATTACCTTAAAGTATTTAACGCCAAGTTCAAGGATGGAGTTCTTACAATAGATATGGAACTAGACCAGCCTGAAAGTAAAGCAAAGAAAGTAAAGATTAAGTAATATGTATGTTTGCTATATTACTTGCTGTAGCTTTACTCCTTGCGGTGTTAGCTAGATAAAATCATAGCCCCTCTAACGAGGGGTTACACGGAATAATTTATGGCAAAAATGACAAAGAGTGAACTATCACAACATGTAGAGCATGAGATACAAAGTGCACTAGGATATGGTGATGGTAAGTTAACCCAACAAAGGACCGATGCTTTAGATAGGTATCATGGTAAAAAATACGGTAACGAACAAGAAGGTCGCTCCCAGATTGTCACAAGAGATGTAGCTGATGTAATAGAATGGATTATGCCTAGCCTAATGAAGATATTTACAGGTGGGGATAAGGTAGTTCAGTTTGAACCACAAGGTCCTGAAGATGTGGAGATGGCTAAACAAGCTACAAGCTATACTAATTATGTAATAATGAGACAGAACCCTGGGTTTAATATTATATACTCTTGGTTCAAGGACGCACTACTACAAAAGAATGGTGTAGTCAAACACTACTGGGATGATACGACATCGGTCAGTAGAGAAGAATATAAGAATTTAACAGAGGAAGAGTTTACTTCCTTTTTAATAGATGATGATGTAGAAATAATAGAGCATACTGCTACTGGTGGTGCTACAGAGATAGAGCAGGATGGCATGATGATGCAAGATGTCCAGCCTGTACTACACGATATTGTCATCAAAAGAACAAACGAGAGTGGACAGGTAAGAATAGAACCTGTACCACCAGAAGAATTTTTAATTAATAAATATGCTAAAGATATTAATGATGCTCGTTTTGTAGGACATAGAGTTAAGAAGACTAAGTCAGAATTAATAAGCCAAGGCTATTCAAAGACTAAAATAGAAAGAGCATTCTCTGCTGAGGAAGCTGAATGGAAGTCTGAGAGATTAGCAAGGTTTGATTATGACCAAGATAGTTCTTATCCTGCAGGAGACATTGATGATGGTATTTGGGTAACTGAGTGCTACGTCAGAGTAGACTTTGATAATGATGGCATTGACGAATTAAGAAAAATAACGAAGGTTGGAGACGAACTGTTAGACAATGAGGCTGTGGATAGTGTTCCCTTCTCCTCCCTTACACCTATACCTATGCCTCATAAATTTTACGGTCTGAGTATTTATGACTTAATCTCCGACCTTCAACTAATTAAGACTACCTTAATGCGTAACTTGCTAGATAATATGTATCTAACAAATAATGGGCGATATGAAGTAGTCGAGGGTCAAGCTAACTTAGATGACCTAATGACAAGCAGACCAGGAGGAATTGTACGTGTACGAACTCCAGGTGCTGTTAGTCCTTTAGCAACACCACAACTAGACCAAAACTCTTTCAATATGCTAGGGTACTTAGATAGTATTAGAGAAGAAAGAACTGGTGTAAATAAGAACTCTATGGGTTTAAATGATGGGGCTTTAAAGTCTCACCAAACAGCAACAGGTGTTGCACAAGTAATGACCGCAGCTCAACAAAAGATTGAGTTAATAGCTAGAGTATTTGCTGAAACAGGAATGAAAGACTTAGCCAACAATGTCTACCAATTGGTACAGAAGTTTGAAAGTCCTGAGAAATTAGTTAGATTAAATAACGAATGGGTTACACTATATCCTGCTGAATGGAAAGAGAAACTAGACTGTACTGCACAGGTAGGTTTAGGTTTTGGTAATAAGGATATGAACCTAATGCATTTAGGACAACTAGCTCAAACAATGCAAATGATTGCACAACACCCTGCAGCAGGTATGATGATTAAACCTAAGAATGTTTATAATCTAGTAGCTGAGCAGATAAAGTCTATGGGTATGAAGAATGTTAATGACTTCATTACAGACCCAGGAGACCAGCCTATACCTCAACAACAAGGACCTAGTCCTGAAGAGCAGGCTAAGCAAATGGAAGCACAGCTTAAAGCGGAAGAGTTAAAGATTAAGATGCAGAAGATACAAACTGAAAGCCAACTTAAACAACAAGAGATGGAGCTTGATGCACAACTACAGCAACAAGAACTAGCTCTTAAAGCACAAGAGGCTGAGGTTGATATGCAGATTAAGGCACAAGAACTAGAGATTAAGAAAGCAGACTTAGCTCTTAAACAACAAGAATTAATACTAGAGAGGGAACAAGGAAGACCAGTCGCTATTGGTCCAAACTAAGGAGAGGTAATGGGGAAAGGGAAGGAGATTAAGAGAGGTCAGGATGCTGAGCGTCTGATAAATGACCCTCTATATAAAGAAGCGTTTGATACAACAAAAGAATTATTAATACAGTTAATGTTACAAACTGATATTAGTGAAGAGACTGAGAGAGACAGAATTTATATGACCATTAAGTCTTTAGAGTTAGTGGAACAACATATCAAATCTGTTCTTGAAACAGGACAACTTGCCGAGAAGGGGCAAGAGTATTTTAACTAAGAGAGGAGAAAGCAAATGGGTTCTGAAGAGAATATCCAAGAAGATGTAAACACAATTCCAGAAAGAGCTGGACAAAATTCTGCTGAAGAAGCAGCAAATAAAATCCTTAATATGTGGCAGTCTGATGAAGACCAACCTACAGACGAGGAAACCGAAACTACTGTTGACGAGGAAGTAGTTGAGGAAGAAGAGTTAGCTGAAGACGAAACCGAAGAGGTCTCTGAAGAAGAGCAAGCCGAAGAGGAAGTAGTAGAAGATGAAGAAACTGAAGAAGTTGACGAAGAGGAAACAGAAGAGGAAGTACCAGATACATATAGAGTTAAAGTAGATGGTGAAGAGTTTGATGTTAACCTTGACGAACTGAAGAGTGGATACCAAAGACAAGCTGACTATACTCGTAAGTCCCAAGCATTAGCTGAGAAACGTAAAGAAAACCAAGTAATTGAAACTGAACGTGCAAGGCTATATGAAGAAAGACAACTGTATGCTAACGGTTTACAAATGTTGCAAGAGCAACAACAAGCCAAGCTATCAGAATTTAATGAAGTAGATTGGAACACCTTGAAAGAGGAAGACCCTTATGCTTACATGCTAAAGAAAGATGAATACCGAGATGCTCAAGATAAGTTAAGTAATGCTGAACAACAACAACAAATTGTACAGCAACAACAAGCAGAACAAGCAAGTCAGGCACGAGCACACTTTGTGCAAGACCAATATGCTAAACTGATTGAAGCCTTACCTGAGTGGGCAGATAAAAAATCTTCTGTTAAGTCTGATGTACGTAAGTACGCACAAGATGTTGGTTTCCTTCCTGAGGAAATAGAACAACTAGCAGACCATAGAAGTGTTCTTATACTTAAGAAAGCTATGGAGTTTGATAAGATTACAGACAAGGTAGCACCTAAGAAAAAGAAAATTAAGAAGGTCCCTAAGGTACAGAAGTCTGGAAGAGGCAAAGTTAAATCTGAGGCAGCTAATGATAAAGCCAAGAAAAAGCGTACAAGGTTAAGGAAGTCTGGTAGTCAAGATGATGCTGCTTCCGTATTTTATGACATGCTATAGTATAGGTTTACTGTAGCTACAATATAAGGAAAAATAAAAATGGCTACAAATTTTAGTACATATGATGCCCAGGCAATCCGTGAGGATTTATCTGATGTCATATATGATATAAGCCCAACGGATACTCCCTTTCTATCTAATATAACGAAGAAGGGAAGTGTCTCTAATACTTACTTTGAGTGGCAGACCGATGCACTAGCATCAGCCTCTGGCTCTAATGCTGTGGTTGAAGGTGCAGCAGTTGGAACAGCAGCTACTACTGCAACTACTCGTCTTGGAAACTATACACAAATTTCTAAGAAGGTTGTTGAAGTAACTGGTACTCAGGACAAAGTTAACAATGCAGGTAAGAAGTCAGAAATGGCACACCAATTAGCTAAAGCTTCTAAAGAGCTTAAGCGTGACATGGAAACTTCTCTACTAGCTGACAATGCTGCAGTTGCTGGTAATGCATCTACTGCTCGTGAAACTAAAGGAGCTGCTGCTTTCATCACTACTAACGTGACTAATGCTGGTACTTCTGGTTCTCATGCTGCTGTAGTTGAGGATGATATAACAGCAGTTGCTGAGAGCACATGGAATGCTGGTGGTGAACCATCAACTATTCTACTTGGTGCTACCAACAAGAAGTTAATCACTGCAATGTCAGGTCGTGCTTCTAGCACACAATCAGTTGTAGATGACAACAAGTCAATTTACAATGCTGTAGACGTATATGTTTCTGACTTCGGTACATTCAACATTCAGTTGGATAGATATGCCGACCAGGATGTTATATACTTCCTACAAAATGACATGTGGTCTGTTGACTACTTACGTGACTTCCAAACTGTGGATATTGCGAAAGAAGGCGATAGCGACAAAAAGATGCTTCTAGTTGAGTATGGTCTACGTTGTGGCAATGAAGCTGCTAACGGTAAGATACAATACACTACTGGTTAATCTACCTAGCACCCTGGGCAACTGGGGTGCTATAATTTATGGCACTAAAAAACACACTAATTGAAAACACGGATGGAAGTTTAACTTCTGTCAGTACACAAGACGATAAAGAATTAAGACAACTCGCACAAGAGAATGCTTTATTAAGGTTTGATAGTCAAAGAGGTGGTCGCAAACAATATGATGGTGACAGCCAGTTCTCACACAGGGTAGCAAGAATACCACTAGTGTTAGTAGAACAGATGATGAGGGAAGGTATCTGGGGGAACCAAGAGAGAATGAAGGAATGGTTAAATAAACCAGAGAACTCAGCATTCAGAACAACTAAAGGAAAACTATAATGGCATTAAATACTTACTCAGGTTTAAAAGATGCAATAGCTGATTGGTTAGACAGGTCTGACTTAACTAGTAGAATACCAGACTTCATTACATTAGCTGAAGCTAGAATTAATAGAGAGCTTCGCATCAGACCAATGGAAGTAAGAAGTACAATGAGTACCACTTCAGGTCAGAGATACTTTAATCTCCCTGGTGGTTATGTACAAATGCGTAACATACAAATAAACAATAATCCTATAAGACCATTAGAGTATATAACACCTGAGATGTTAGATAGATTATATGGTAGTAGCTCAACAGGTTGCCCTAGAGCATATACATTAATAGGTGACGAAATACAACTAGCACCAATACCAGATGCAGTATATGAAGTAGAGATGGCTTTCTATGAGAAGTTCACACCATTAGGTGATGGTACTTCAGGTACAGTAACAAGTAACTGGCTAACTACAAATGCACCAGACCTACTATTATATGGAGCATTACTAGAGGCAGAACCTTTCATTAAGAATGATGAACGTATACAGTTATGGTTGTCTGCTTACAGTGGTGCTGTAAGTAAATTACAATTAGCTGATGATAAGGATAGACATTCAGGCTCACAGATGAGAGTAAGAAATATATACTCTGGAGTTGAAGGCTAGTGGCTCAAAGTACGTGGGCTGCAGATACTAATACATGGGCTACTAACCCATACACTTGGGCAGTAAGTACATACTCAGCAACAGCAAACCTTAACGCTGATAGTTCTTTAAGTTCTTCACAAACTGCTGCATTCCCTGTAACAGCTAACATGACCCAGGCTATATTCTCTGAATTAAATGAAGAGGATGCAATCAAACTAGCATCAGCTACAATGGGAACATCAGTAGGAACTACAGCAGCAGCTAGTGTACAATATCCAGTATCACTAACATTAGCAAATAATCAAACAATAAAGAATAACGTAAATTTTGAAGAGAGTGCTACAATGAGCATAACAAGTAATACTACTTCAGATAACAACTTCCTGTGGAATGACGAAGCAGAAGACACCTCAACTATCTGGACCAAGGTAGCTGACCCTGACGAATAACTAACGGAGATAATATGAAAGACGTAGGAATAAAATTAACCAATATATGGAAAGTTACTTGCTTAGATAAGCATGGTAATTTAAAATGGCAGGAAGACAATAAGAATTTAATTACAACAGTCGGACTGAACCACATACTAGACACACAGTTTCATGCCAGTACACAAGTAACAGCTTGGTACATTGGACTGAAGGGTGCAGGTACACCAGTAGCTGGTGATACAATGGCATCACACTCTAGTTGGTCAGAAATTACTGACTACTCAGGTAATAGAAAGGAATGGACAGAAGGTGCAGCTAGTTCAGGTAGTATGACTAACTCCAGTTCAGTAGACTTTTCAGTGACAGGCACAGCTACAATAGCAGGTGCTTTTTTAAACACAGCAGCAACAGGAACAGCAGGTACATTATATGGTGTAGTAGACTTCAGTTCTAGTCGTTCAGTTATTAGTGG